GCAACACCGCGTACCACACCGGTGCCAACAGCGAGACGACCGTGACGGACATGGCGACCGACAACGTCCTGCTCTCCAGCAAGGAAGTTCGCGTCGGCACCCGCGTCCCGAACCAGCTGATCGACGACTCGGCCATCGACCTGGCCGGGCTGGTTGCTCAGGAGTTCGCCCTGGCGATCGCCCTGCGGATCGACGAGGACGGTTTCATCGGGACCGGGGCTTCCACCTACGGCGGCATCCGCGGCATCCAGTGGAAGTTTGAAAACGAGACGCTGACCGCTGGCATCCACGACTCCAGCCAGACTGCGGTCACTGCCTTGACTGTCGATGACTTCGCCAACACGATCGCCAAGTTGCCGACCTACGCTTCTCAGAGCCCGACCTGCGGCTGGTACACCACCCCGCAGATGCACGCTCTGGCGATGCAGTCGCTGGCCCTCGGCGGCAACGGTGCCCTTGCCAGCGAGATCGTGGACGGCGTCCGTCGGCCGGTGTTCATGGGCTGGCCGGTGTTCTTCAACAACGTCATGCGGAAGACTGCCGCCGCTACCCAGTGCGTGGCTCTCTTCGGTGATTTGAAGCGTTCGTCCCACTTCGCCCTCCGTCGGCAGGTTGCTGTGCGGGCGAGCACCGACCGGTACATCGAGTTCGACCAGACGTACTTCCAGGCCACCGTGTCCTACGACGCGGTGACCTCGGACGTTGGCGACGCCAGCAACGCCGGTCCGGTCGTGGCCCTCATCCTCTGACCCAAGCACCACAAGGAACCCTGAACCGTGAACCATCTCCAGAACTCTCGTTCCGTGGTCGCCCTGACGGACGCTACGGGTCTCGCTTCGGCCAGCACGCTGACCGTGGCGGTCGATTGCCTCGGCTACGACTCGCTGTCGGTGGACGTGGGCTACCGCTCGATCGCCAACACGGCGGCTCCGAGCGTGGTCTCGCTGAAGCACAGCGACACGGACGGCAGCTACGGCACGATCGCCAGCCTGATCCAGAACACGGATTACACGCTGGCTGGCGTCGGCAACACGGCGACCGTCAACGTCAGCCGGTTCGAGGTCAGCACGAAGGGCCTCAAGCGTTACGTGCAGGTCTCGGTCACGCCGAACGCGAACGCGACGAGCAACGCGAGCAACAACACGGTGGTGGTGGCGGCCCGTCTGGGTCGCGGCGAGTCTGGCGTCGATTCGGCGTCGGACGCGAACGTCACCAACCGCGTGGTCCTTGGTTAAGTAGTTCGACAACTCGAAGGAGGTTGCCGTGGGCGCGGCTGCTTCACCCATCGCCGGCATAAAGCCGGCTGTGCTGAATACTGGCTCGGGGCCGGTTCGCGTGCATTGCGCGATGTCGGTTCCGAGGCTGGGCTGGCAGGATCACATGTTCTGTTGGCCCAGGGGTCTCATCCCCTACGGCGTCGCACCCGTGCGGCTGGAAGGGGCATTCTGGGGCCAGTGCCTCGAGCGTGTCATGACTGACATGATCGAGAACGACCCCGAGCCTGACGGCCCGCCGCTGTGGATTCTGACGCTCGACTACGATTCCATTTTCCAACCCGATGCACTACCTCGTCTGCTGACCTACGCGACGGCGTCGGACTACGACGTGGTGGCTGCGGTGCAGATGAAGCGGCGCCACGACGAGCCGCTGTTCACGATGATGTCGGAGGACGGCACGCGGGCCGGGAGCATTGGCCGCGACCAGCTGATCTATCACAACATCATGCCGGTGAACACGGCTCACTTCGGGTTCACGCTCATCCGAGCGTCGGCCCTGAAGAAGCTGAAGCACCCGTGGTTCCTCGGTAGGCCAAACGCAGATGGCCGGTGGGACGACGGCCGGATCGACGACGACATCCACTTCTGGATCGAGGCTCAGAAGGCCAGGCTGAAGTTGGGCGTCTGCCCTCGGGTGGCTCTTGGGCACGCCGAGGTCTGGTTCAAGTGGCCCGATGTCAACATGCAGCCGTTGCTCCAGCATCCCGGGGATTTCTGGGATCGAGGCGGGCAACCCCCGGACAAGGTGTGGCAATGAGCAGCACGCAATACCCAACGGTCTCGGTGCGGATCACTCGACCGGTCCGCACCTACAAGACGGGTCAGGTCGTGGACGTGACTGGCGGCCTGGCGGACATGCTGGTGCGTTCTGGCTACGCCGTGCGTGACGAGCAGCCGCAGATCAGGTTCGCCGTAGCTGACGAGCCGCAGGAGGTCGAGCGAGCCGAGTCACCCTACGCCAAGGCTGGGAGGCGACGCCGTGCGGGCAAATAGCAATTACCGGTCGCTCGTCGTGGCGACCGCGAGCGGGTCAGGTGACCGGCCTGTGTCGGTGGCGGACGCCAAGGAGCATCTGCGGATCGTCGATATGACGACCGACGATGACTACATCGGCGTGCTGATCGACACGGCGACCGCGTGGTGCGAGGACTACTGCGACCGCACCTTCGCCGACAAGCAATACACCGTGGCGTTCGACGACTTCGTGGACTTGCGGATTGGGCTTCCGCGCCCGCCCGTCCGCTTGAACGCGACGGCCGCGAGCGCCACGGTGACTATTTCATACGTGGACCAGGGGGGCACCACGCAGACACTGACGTGGGCGCAGTCCGGAACGCAGCAGTTCCGCCTGGACCGCGACCACGTCCCTTCGCTCGTTTACCCGAAGTACTTGGAGAACTGGCCGAGCGTGCGGCTCGACGACAACAGCGTGCAAGTGACGTACCTGGCCGGCTACGGCGGGGCGGCGAACGTGCCGACTCCGGCGAAGCACGCCATCAAGATGCTGGTGGGTTTCTGGTACGCGAACCGGGAGTCAGTCCTCGTCGGCAGCATCTCCAAGGAACTTGAGTTCGCCGTATCGGCCCTGCTGGCCAACCTCCGCTGGAGGCAGTACGCATGAGCATCGAGGGACGGATCGCCGTTGACGTGGGGTTCACCGACTCGGCGTCCAGCGACGGCGTCCAGGCCGTGAAGCGGCTCGCCCTGACGAGCACGGACAGCCAGACGACCGGCAAGGTGGCCATCATCGCCGGCACCTGCGGAACGGCCGCCGTGGCGATTGCCGTGGCTCCCAGCACCTACCGTGACGCCGACGGTTCGCTCGTGTCGTTCGCGACCGTGGACCGGTTTGCCTTTGCGGCGTCGGCTGCGGCCCGCTGTGCCGAGGCGACCGGGTCGGGGGCAGCGATCAGTTCCGCGAGCCGGGTGGCGTTGTCGGATGCCCGGGGCGGTGGCACGGCTGGCTTCAACGTCTCGGCCTACTCAGGCACGGCGAGTTTCACGGTGGTAGTGGTCGGCACATGAAGACGGGCACGCTCAACCGGCTGGCGACGATCCAGACTCCGACCGAGTCGGCCAACGCCATCGGCGAGCCGATCCTGTCGTGGGCGACGTTCGCTACTCGGTGGGTGGGCATCATGCCGCTGTCGGGATCAGAGAGCGTGTCGGCCATGGCGACCGGCTCCGACGTAACCCACAAGGTGATGCTGCACTACACGCCGGGGTTGAAAGCCAAGATGCGGATCGTCTGCGAGGGTCGCACGTTCGAGATCACCAGCGTGGTCGAGCGCGGCTACCGGGCCGAGCACGAACTGCTGGTGTCGGAGGTGACGGACTGATGAGCTTTCAAGTCAGCGCCAGTGCGTCGGACATCGCGGACGTGCTCAAGCGTTTTGATGGGCTGCGGATCGGCGTGCAGAAAAAGTACCTGCGGTCCAGCGTAAACAAGGTCACCAAGCCGTATATCCCCGAGGTGAAAGCCCTGGTTGCCAAGGGTCCGACGGGCAACCTGAAGCGGTCGGTGGGCGTGCTCACGGAAGCCAAGGTTCGCGGCAAGACCCAGACGGCCGTGCTCGGTTTCCGCCGTGGCGACAAGTTCAAGAAGGGCGGGCTCGGCTACCACGCCTGGTGGATCGAGAACGGCGTGAAGGTCCGCAAGCCGAAGAACGCATCCATGCTTCGCGTGCCCATGACGATGGCCAAGAAGTACCCGTACCTCATGGGCAAGGTGGCCCTAATTGGGGCGGAAGGGGGCGGGGCTGCCTATTTCCCCGAGGTGGCTGCCGTCCCCGGCACGGGCAAGTTCGGCCAGTGGGCGGACAGGACGCTGCCGCGGATCAGGGACGAACTGATTCAGGAACTCGGCCGGGCGGTGGCGAAGGCTGAAGCCGAGAACGCCCGCCGCGATGCCAAGGGGAAGTGATGCCAGCCACGACGTTCATCGACGAGTCCCTCATGCAGCTGCTGTCGGCGTCGGCCGACATCGCATCGTCGGTAGGCTCGCGGATCTACGCCGTGCAGGCTCCGCAGGGGACGGCGTTTCCGTGTCTGGTGTTCGACCGGCAGGACGCCAGCCGTGGGCCGTACATGCACATGCGTGGCATGACCGGGCTCACCCGGACGACGTACACCGTGTCGTGCATTTCGACGCGGCTGGTGGACTGCCGCAACCTCGGGCGTGCGGTGCGGTCAGCCTTACAATTCAAGAGCACGGCGGCGGTTCGGCTCGTTACGGTCAAGGACGAGAACGACCAGCAAGAGCCAGCGAACCCCGGCGACCAGACGCCCATTTACCGGACGGACCTGACAGTCGAGATCACCCACTCGGAGAGTTGACCAAT